AGGTTATTTTAATTGATTTGTAAAAATCTTCATATCCATAAAATGGTATCACAAACGTTCCAACTCTACTTGTTTGATATAGTACATTACTATCCATTAATAATTGATTAATTGGTGCTTGTGAGTTTTCAGCTTCATTTCCATAAGAGTATCCAAAGTCTACCAAGGCTGGCTCTTGAATAGTGACCCAACCACTTGTTCCTGAAAAGGCATCATAATAAACATCCACTTGAAACCAAATTGCATTTGATACTGTATAGATATTTGACTGAAGAGATGGTGGTAAGAAAAAATTCATTCCATCTTTTATCAATTCAGCAATATCTATCACTATATCCCCAGTTGTTTGGAGTGGTATATTTCCACCATCTGTAGTTACATTTGTTTTTATGATTTCATAAAATCCATCTACATTAAAAAAATCAGGTGGGTCTGTTTTTGTACCCTCCCAAAATAAAATATCTATTGTTAACTCTTTGGCCAGTTCATCAGTTGTTGGTGATATAACAGGAACGTGGATATTAATTGGACTATTTGCTTTATACATTATATTCGTTATTGTTTAAACTTGATTTTAAAAACTTATCTACATCTAATCCATAAGCCTTAATTATTTCTTCAGGTAATTCCTTAAATTCTTCCTCAAAAGCATTTGTAAGAAAGTTAGTAGTTTCTAACCCCTTATGCCAAATACTTCTTGTAACCAATAATGCAGTACTTTTGTAAGACATAAATTGGCCATTTGGTTTTCTAAATTGAAACCTCTTTCTTTTAACCCAACCTTCAATAGCTGTCCTTAATGAACCCTTACCTGTTCCTGTTCCAAACTTAAATGGTGAGTTTGGAGCTTTGGCACTTGATGTCACACCCCTCACACCCTTATCTACGAAATTTCCGTAAGCTTCCATTTCAATTGAAAATTCAATACTATTCTTACTTTCTTTAGCAGTATATCCAATTGACTTTTCAAGCTTACCAGTATCCTTCTTATCAAGATTTTTCTTAGCTTTATCCACAACCTTTTTACCGAATTCATCCAGCACATCCTTAACTTTACTCATCGTCTTCCACACATAAACTAATAATATTATTTGGCATTTCGACTACGAATGTTAAGATAACACCATCGAGGATATTGCTTCTATTTTCATATAAGATTTCAAAGGTTGGGTTTTCACTTGCGGTGATATTATGCTCATCAAAATCGACATACATCTTACCCCACATTCTATTTAATACCTCGATACATTCATTAACGTTATCGACCGCATTATCATTTTTCCAAAACTTATCCGTGTTAATTTCCTTATTAATTGTTCGGATATTAAACACTCCCACTTGAACATCGAAATTAATTGTTTGGGTATTAGTGAAACTTCCTGTTGCAATTGATATATGCACAAGTGGGAATAGTCCTGCTTTTAATAAGTCCATATCTTGAAACTCACCTTGTGTGACCATATTAACTAAGGGGTCTTGATAGGCTAAATTTTGTAAGTAATTTAGTAGTGTACTATATTGATTCATCTTTATAAATATATTGTGTTTGGGTCATCAGCACCCTTAGTTGCTAACTTATGTTTAAACTTTTTTTCATCAATATCTGCTGCCAAAAAGTTATGGATTTCATGGATATTCATGTCAGTTATTTTACTAACTTTCCACGGTTTGTTTTTTGATAACGCTTTGATGGTGGCGTACCAGCCCCATTTTTGAAAGTAATTCTGAGCATCTGCTCCCTCACTACTACCCCCCTTATAAATTTCAGGATACTGTGATTGAATATCTTTTAAAAAAATAGCCAGCATATTTACAGCAGCTGTTACCTCACCTAATGGTGTTGTTAAAAACACATCTTTAATATCACCAGTACCTTCGTATTTATCATCCTTATTATCGGGTTTAAAAACGACTGCCATTAATCGATGCCAGTGTTCCACCTTGGTTATATAAGTGCATATATCAATGTACTCACCAAAGCTTATCTTATTTAAATCCGATATAAAATTATATGGTTTACCATCTATCAAAAGTCTAAGAGTATAAGTGTTCGGTTTGTTTAATAACTCGTCCAACTCTTCATTAATTTCTGCGATATATTCATCTTGAATAATATCAATCTTATCAAAATCTATCTGCAAAAATATGGCCAACTTCCTTTTTATATCTTTAGGATTTTCCATCCAATCCTGAAATTGATATAGATTTATTTCGTTTATATCATCGGGAATATTTACTACTGCTATCATCGTACTTCTAATTTTAGTTGTTGCATTAAGTGCTTATCAATTGAATAGCAACTTAAATCTATGTGTTCGTCATGCTTGCTATTCGGGAACATTGTGACCTGCTGTAGGTAAGCTTCATTCCAACTACCCTCCACAAGTATCACCCTACCACCTTCAATATAATTTGATACAAGCCTTGCTCTTTCAATCTTGGACATTGTTAACATCTTTCCTGAAATTTCAGCAACGTTCAATATCGAGTTTTGTTGGAGCAGCTGTACAATACTCTTACCACTGGCTTTTGGTTCTACATATATCATTCCTACATTTAGATTATTTGATATAATATAATTTGGAATAAATTTTATCAATTCAGGTAACTCCATATACCTATCTATGGATTGGTAAATAACCAAGTCATTTCCTATCTTAGCTGATACTTGAATACCAGTTGGGTCGTTAGCAGAATCTTTGGTATATGCCCCATCAATAAAAATAGTCCATCTAATATTATTTGGAATTTCATTTTTATTAACAATCTTGAACCACGCTCTCCTCCATTCTTGCCCCTCTTCAGGTGCTGGCTGTTGTAAGTATTGTCCTGCAAAAGTACTTCTATCTGCTTGCCTTAATAATTCAAGTTCTTCAAGGTTCATCATCTCAGGATAGAGGGCTGTTCCATCTTCATTTATTGCTGGCAAACATAAATGTTCCCACTCTTCACCACTGCCTCCATTCAATAAAAAGCCACTTAAATCGTCTTCATGTATTCTTTGCATTATAAGAATTATCGGGGTATTTCTATCATTCACCCTACTTCGAATAGTGGTGTTATATCTTACATTAATGCTGTTTCGAATAATTGAACTATTTGCATCATCAACCTTAATTGGGTCGTCAATAATTATTGCTCCTGCAAATTCTTCACTATCCTTAACACCCGCTCCAAAACCTGTTATTGCTCCACCAGCTGCTGTGGCATACACTCCACCATTTTGGTCATTGAACCATTTTGCTTTTGAATCAGCATCTCGTTTAATCATCATTGGCCATAGGTCTTGAAATTCTTTTGACTGAATATATTCCTTGGTTAATGATGAATTATCAAGTGCTAATTCTGAAGAGTAACTTAGGTGAATAAACTTACTTTGAGGATTTCTTGCCAAGCACCATGCTATGAACATTTTGACAGATAATTCCGTTTTTCCAAATCGAGGAGGTATGTTAATAATTAATCTTTTACAATCACCATTATATACCCTCATAAGGGCATTTGCTATTTTAACATGAAAAGGACTAACTGTAAATTTCCTACCATACATGTGATAAAACATGTACCTTACAAAAAACAAAAAGTCACCCTCACACTTCATTTTAACAAACATTTCTTCCTCTGTCATAATGTCAGTATTTTTCTTCTAACTCATTATTAAAGGCCTTAATTTTATTTGTAGGAATTTCGCCAGCGTTCACGTTTATATTTGTGGCTTCGACTCTTGTAGTTGGATTACCTAACCTATAAGCCAACCAAGTTTTTATTGCAAGGGCATCGCCTTTATTTACCTTTTCAGCAAGGACTGCCCAAACATTATTGAGTGGCATGATGGCATCCATTTGGTCTACCATTTCCACTATCTGTTCCTTCTTTAACCTACCATTGGGTCGCTTTCCACCTGCCCCTTTTTGCTTTGGTCGTACTGCTATAAGGTCTGCTTCGGTCATGTGTTTTATCAAATGTTAAATAATATTATTTGAAATACCACGTTAATAGTATTTAATATAATAACGATTTTTTTAATTAATTTGTTAAACTTCTAAGTAAGGAAAGGATTCGTTTTTTATCTTGTCTAAGATAGTGAATAGATTTATTAGTATGGATGCATGCTATTCTAAGTGAAGTTTGAATTGTAAGTAAAATAGTGGTAATATCTTCTTCAGATAAACTGGTTACTGCTTCAATCCTATTATCATAAATAATATCATTTAGGATTTGGATTTCATAATCGAGGGGTTGGTCTTCAATATTCGAAAAAATATATTCATCAGGTGAGGTTATAGTTGTTAGTTTAGTATGTTTCAATTTCAAATAATCTAATATGATACTATCTATTATAGTGTACATACCACCAAGACTTAGATGTTTGTTTCTTAAAAAGTAAAAGTTATTTGCTTTTAGGTAAGCATCACTTAAAAAATCATCAGCTAAATGAATAGGTACTTTATAGACATAGCATAGTTGTTTGGCCATGCCTCTTAATCGAGCGTCCTCTACTGATAATTCTTTTAAGCTATTTGCCCTCATTCATGTCTTTAATAAATCGAATAATATTATTTCGAAATTCACGTTCCTTTAATTTACGTTCCAATTCTGCTTCTAATAATTTAGTTTGCTTTTTAAGTTGTTTAAGCGTTTTCATTTATATGTGATATTAAGAATAGTGATATAGTTTAATACATCAGGTGATATTTTTTCAACTGATAGTTCACATAATTCTGCTTCTAAAATAAATTCAATTTTAGTTGACATTTTATTATTAGCATCTTTTACATATTCAATTTTTAAATCATAATCATCTATTTTATTTTTTATGTGATTTTTAACTTCATTTTTGAATTGTTCTTCTATTGCTATTAATTCTGCTGGTTTGTTTTCTGTTTCCATTAGGTTTATTTTTTCTTGTTTGTTTTCTGTTTTCATATTATTTTATTTGTTGTATCCAATATTCAGGAAAATCAATTATTTTTCCGATATATTCATTATCAGTTTCATCTTCGCCACACCAAATACATTTTTCTATTAACATCTTTAAATCAGGCTGTAAATCATCATAAGTTGGATTGCCATTAATTGATGTTACTACACCAATATAGAAACAATCTCCATCTTCAATTGATTTTATTCTATCACCTATTTTTATTTCTGTTTTCATATTATATAATTTGTTCTACAAACCAATGAGTATCCATTATTGTTCCAATTTGTTCATCATCAAATAATTCTTCATCACCCCAAATAACTTGTTCAACTAACATTTCTAACTCAGGGTATCCATCATCATAAGTTGGATTACCTTTAATTGATGTTACAATACCTACATAGTAACAATCTCCATCTTCAATAGATTTTATCCTATCACCTATTTTAATTTCTGTTTTCATATTATTTTATTTATTTATTTAATAAAATAATTTCTTCTAATATTTTTGAATGTTTTAGATTTAAATCATTTTTACAAAATTCAACTCCTATATCAAGAGTAAAATTAAGTTTAATTGTATCTTCTGTAATTATGTAATCTACTCTGATAGCATTTTCTTCTATTAATTCTTTAATACCTTCTTTAACAATTGGATTATCATTTAATATTGCTAATTCAAAATCTTTTAATTCTTGTGTTTTGTTGTTTTTCATTTTGTTTTGTTTTTATATTATTTTATTTGACATTCA